CTATCGAATCGTATTATAACGCACGCTTGCTTTCACCAATGCGAGGGCACGGATCATCGAGATTGGAATATCTTTAGGCTCGTGGTGTTGGTTATGGCTGACGAGCTTCGCACAGTTTTCCCGTTCGGATTTATGGATGTATTTTATCGTCACGAACTCGTCCCCATCGACATTGGCCGATATAAGGTACATTTCACCCCAGAAAATCCCGTACTGCATGTCGTGTACCTGCTTGTAAAGGACAATATCGCCGCTTTTGAGTAATGGATACATCGAATCCCCGCGCACGTAAACAGCCCCGTCGCATGCAGGCAGATCCGGCAACGATATATAGCTGATCGGAATCGCATCGACATCGTTGAACAGGGAAACCAATCCGGCCGTCGCCTCCAGATTGTAAAGGGGAATGCGCTGGAGATCGACCAGATTGTCGGTTTTGAGAGGGAACTTTTCCTGCACTTGTATTCCGGCCTGTTGTAGATCCGGTTCTTTTTCCATGTTCCCGCGACCAGTCAGCAACCAGTCCAAATTGAGCTGTTCACACTTTGAAAACACAAGATCGTAATCAAGACTCCCGCGAGATTTCCAATTTGACAACGTTGCGGGAGCTATCCCCAGGAATCGCGCCAAGTCTGCATCAGAGGTCGAATTAGACGCCAACTTTAAGCGTCCGAGAATGTCTGCTTTAGCAATCATCTGTTTTCAGTATGAAAATATTTCTTGCGAAATAGTTGGTTTGTTTTCAAATTGTGTATATATTTGCAGCGTTGATACAATGTACTAACGGGGTAAAGTTACAGAAAAAATTGAAATAGTATGGCGACAAAACAAATCTTATTGCCTACGACGGTCCGGATGGAGATGGTCAAGACCTTCAAGATCACGCGCTCGACCCTCGACCGGGCTTTGAAGTACAAAGGCAACAGCGCGCGCGACAATATGCTGCGGAAAGCGGCCTTTCAGCGCGGCGGCGTGATCTACTTGGGAATAACCGCTCCCAAAGGTTACCTGCCGGACGTGGATACCACTTTCGAAAACGGCTGTATGCGTCAGAAGTTCGGCCACCGGATCGAGGTCGTCGTCCATTTGGAAAGCAACCGGACGACAATCCACATTGACGGGCAGAAGGTCGCCAGCTTCGACGATCTCACCGTTTCGACCTGGGGCAACATGCTCTACTCCCTGCAAACGATCTACAACAGACTCGCCGATCCGCATCCGGCCTCACTGCGGATAAAATCATGAATCAATTTAAGCACGCGATGATAACAAGAAGCACCGTAATATCTTTTGAAACTGCGGCAAAAGTAGTCGGAAAAGACGAGTTAATACAATTTGTTAGGCGGGGAATAGTGAAGCGCATTAGACGGTCAAATCGTTTTTCGCCTACTTATTTAGATTCTCTACCTCAAAGGTTTCGGCAGGCATTTGCAGATATGATTCAGAATCCATCTCTATTGTCTTCACGTGCATAAGGGGCATGTGGTATGTTAGAATGAAAGTTTTGATGACGTGACGCAAGTCTTCAACGAGGAATGAAGATGCGGAAATGAAAATTTCATAATAGCGTAGTACCTCGGCACCTTCAAGATGCTGATCAATAATTTTGAAGTTAAGACCAAAAGCTTTGCACAACGATCTCACTTGTTCAGTGTACATATCGAGGGTTCCATCGTCATATGACGTTTCGAAACGTACTACTTCTATTTTTTCAAGTTCTTTTTCCATAATCGCTAAAATTTGTAGTTGAACAGACAAATATAGCGATTTTCCCGTGAACGCACAGGCGTTACTCCGGAGCGATGCCGGCACGGGAGCACAGAAAACGACAAATGGAGTATTTTAACAACATACTTTGTATTACGCAGCCGGAACTTCTGGAGGTCATGAGTAAACCGGCATACGATCAACTTGTGAACCGTCGCAAGGTACAGGTCGCTCAACGGGCCTGTCGCGGCCGTAAGGCTTTGATCGTATTCGACAGTCTGCCGGGAAAGTACCGCCTGGCCGTAAAGGAACGCAAACCGGACATCTCGACGATGCCGTTGCAGGAGTGGCTTCGGGCGAACTACACGCCCGATGCCGAGGCGCGGAGCTACTTTTCGGCCTTCCGTTTCGACAACGGTTCGGCCCTTCCGGCGGAGAAGATCAACGAATACACGGTAAACGCTTCCGTAATCAAGGCGGTGCTGCGGCTGATGGCGTCGGCCAATGCCCTGCGACGTGTCGGCCGTATCGGATGGGACTCAATGGCCGAAACCATTACCTATTTCAAACGGGAGTTCGGCCACACGCTGCCCGAAAGCATGCTCCGTTTTCGCAAGAAGGTCGCCCAGTTCAAACGGGAAGGATATGCCTGCCTTATTTCCGGTCGGTTCCAAAATCAGAACTCCCGTAAGGTGAACTACAAGATCGAGCGGCTGATCCTTTCGCTGGACAGCCTGCCGGAGCGCCCCTTCAATACGACGGTGGCCGAGATGTACAATCAGTTCGTCTGCGGCGAGCTGAACGTGTACGACCCGGAAACCGGGGAACTGTTCGACCCGGAAGAGTTCACGGACAAAGAGGGCGAGCCGATCGCTTTGAGCGAAACGACCGTCGCCAATTACCTGAACAACCCGAAGAACCGCGCCCTACGGTCGAAACTGCACGACAGTGCGTGGGACTTCAACAACCGCTACCGTCCACACCACAAGCGCAAAGCCCCGGTCTGGGCGTTCTCGAAGATTTCGCTCGACGACCGCGACCTGCCGCGCAAGATGGCCGACGGAAACCGCGTCAAAGCCTATTATGCCTACGACGTGGCGAGCGGCTGCGTCGTTGGTTACGCCTACAACCGCCTCAAAACGGCCGACCTGTTCATCGACTGCGTGCGGAACATGTTCCGGCTGATCGACCACCAGGGCTGGAACTGCCCGGCCGAGGTGGAGGTCGAACACCACCTCGTGAACAACTTCGCCGACGGGCTGATCCGCGCGGGCGTGGTGTTCCCCTTCGTGCGGTGGTGCAACCCCGGTAACTCGCAGGAGAAACGGGCCGAGCACTTCAACCGGGTGAAGAAGTACGGCGTGGAGAAGCGCTCGCAGGTCGGCATCGGCCGCTGGTACGCCCGCCTGGAAGCCAACCGCCCGAAGGAGGAAAAGGTCTATGACGAGTTCAACAACACCTACAAGGAGGCGACCTATACCTACGAGCAGCTCGTGGCCGACGACATCCGGGCCATCCACGAATACAATAACGCATTGCATCCAAACCAGAAGCTCTACCCGGGGCTGACGCGCTGGGAGGTGCTCTGCCGCTACCAGAATCCGGATCTCGCGCCCGTGGACAAGGCGCTGCTCTACCGCTTCATCGGCGAGGAGGTGCGCACGTCGATCCGGCGCAGCAAGTACTGCCGGGTCCATTACGAAGATTATGCGCTGCCCTCGCCGGAGTTGATCGGACGGCTCGCGCCGAACGACTACACCGTCGAGGCCTATTATCTGCCCGACGAGCAGGGCAATGTCCCGGAGGTGTATATTTACCAGCACGGGGCCTATATCGCCACCTGCCGCCGTATCGAAGCCTATAACGAGGCCACGGCCGAGCAGACGGAGCGGGACCGTGAAGCCTACGCCGAGCAGGCGAAATACAACGCGCAGTTCGACGCCATGATGGCTCGGGAGAAGATCTGCAAAGTGCGGCTCCTGCCCGGTGATGTTCCGGCCCATGAGGAGCCGGAGATCGTCGAAGCGGCCCCTGCCGCACCGCCGGAGGAGGCGGAGGTATTCGATTTCGGCATCGACTACGCGGCGCTGGCAAAACATGAGCTTTAGAACGATAATAAAACACATTGAGATATGATTTCGAACGACATTAAAACCCGCATCGTGCTGGCCATATCCGGCAACAGGCAGAATTACGCCACGGACGCCAAACACGCCGTCGCCCTGGGCATTTCGACCTCGGTTTACAGCGAGATCAAGAAAGGCAACACCGAACAGAAGCTGAGCGACGCGAAATGGATGTCCATCGCCCGGCGGCTGGGCGTGAGCCTCGACGACGGCGCGGAGTGGAAGATCGTCAAGACGCCGACTTTCGAATACCTCACTTCGCAACTGGAACTGTGCCGCGCAAAGAGCCTTTCCGGCATGTTCTGCGATATTCCGAACATCGGCAAGACGGTGGCCGCACAATACCACGCCAAGACGCACAAGAACGTCGTCTACGTGGACTGCTCGCAGGTGAAGACCAAGCAGCGGCTGGTGCGCTTCATCGCCCGCGAGTTCGGTCTGAACTCCGTCAGCCGTTATGCGGACGTCTACGACGACCTTGTGTTTTACCTGCGGACGCTCGACCATCCGCAGATCATCCTCGACGAGGCGGGCGACCTGGTGTATGAAGCGTTCCTGGAGATCAAGGCCGCATGGAACGGCACGGAGGGTTGCTGCTCGTGGTATCTGATGGGGGCCGACGGCTTCAAGGCCAAGCTGGAGCGCGGCATCGAGTTCAAGACGGTAGGGTTTGCCGAGATCCGGAGCCGCTGCGGCGACAAGTACAACAGCATCACGCCGCCCGAGGGCGACGAGCGCCGGAAGTTCCTGCTCGGCCAGGCCATGATGATCGCCCAGGCGAACACTCCGGAGGGCACGGATTTCCGGCAGATCGCCCGTCGGAGCAACGGCAGCCTGCGTCGGGTCCATTCGCTGATCACCAAAGGAGAGGAGGTATAGTCATGCGGGCCTATTCACCCTCGGAGATCGAGAATCTGAATATCCCGGAACTTCCGCTGGACGGGGAGTGGGAGGCCGCCTTCGGCCGCCCCTCCCGCTTCGAGCGCTGGTTCATCGACGGAGAGTCGGCCAGCGGTAAGAGTACGTTCGTCATGTTGTTAGGCAAGAAACTCTGTGACTATGGGCGTGTCGATTACGTGAGTCTGGAGGAGGGTGCAAACCTCTCGTTCAAGAAACGGATCAAGCGGCTCGGGATGAAGGATGTCGCAGGGAAATTCAAGGTCGTGACGGGGCTGACGGTGGCCGATCTCGTCGCACGGTTGGAGCGGCCCAAGAGTGCGAATTTCGTTATCATCGACTCGGTGCAGTACCTCGACGTGCGGAGTTTCGACCGATTGAAAAAGGAGCTGTTCGACCGTTTTCCGCGCAAGTCGTTCATCCTCGTGTCGCAGGTTTACAAGGGGCGGCCGAAGGGCAAGATGGCCGACGACATCCGCTTCGACTGCGGCGTGAAAATCCACACCAAAGGCTACCGGGCATATTGTCAGGGGCGCTATACCGACGACGCGGAGGCGTACTTCACCATTTGGGAGGAGGGCGCCGCGAAATATTATCTGACCGAATAAACAACCATATCCGCCATGACCTACAAACGATTCTACAAGCTATTCAACCGTCTGCCGCTCCACGACGACGAAATGAAGGAGCGCCTGGTGCAGCAGTACACCAACGGCCGGACGTCGAGTCTGCGGGCCATGTCCACCGCCGAGTACGACGCCCTGTGCGACGCGCTGGAACGTTCGACGGCCGACCCGCAGCACGAACTCCGGAAAAAGAAACGGTCGGCGGCGCTCCGCTTGATGCAGCAGCTCGGCATCGACACGACGGACTGGCCGCGGATCAATGCCTTTTGCCGGGACCGCCGGATCGCCGGAAAGGAGTTCGGTGCGCTGACCCCGCCGGAGCTGGACGCGCTGGGCGTGAAACTCCGCGCGATCCAACGCAGTGGCGGGCTGAATCCCCGGCCGGAACGGCCGACCGGACAGGCCGAGCAGCCCCAGCCGCAGATAATCTACATGCCGCTCGGCGGCCTTCCTAATTGACAACGCATTATGAAATCGAATCCTTACGCAGACCTGCGGATCGACAATCGGGCCGACCTCCCGGCCCCGTGGTACGATTACCCCGTATTGCAGTCGGGCGAGTACAGAACCGAAATCCTCTACACCAGCGGCCGCGACTATGTAAAAGTCCATATCGGGCAACAGGACGGCGCCTGGGTGGCGGCTACGACCTGGATGATCGGCAGGTCGGGCCGCGGATGCCACCCCGGTCGGAAATGGGGCGAGTTCGCCTCGGAACAGAACGCCCTGCTGTGGGCGTTCGGCGACTTGCTGGCCGAAGAGGGCGTGTTGCCTCCGGCTGCGATCAAGGCCGTAAAAGCACGCATTTTCGAGACCAGACAATACAAACTGTTTTAACGATGCAGACCTTGGCGCAGAATATCTACATGCCGATTAACGATAGTCGGACTAACTGATGAATTATGAAAAAGATCATGTTTAATGACCGCTACGGTTTGACGCAGGCGGTTATCGAGGGGCGAAAGACCATGACGCGACGGATAATAATTCCGCAACCGGACTTTTTATCTGACAACTTCGGATGGGCGAAAAGGAATAATGGGGATGTGATATTACCGAAATACGGGGTCGATGAGATCGTGGCCGTGGCGCAAAGATATTCGACGATTGCCGCCGGGCATCCGGATGTCGATACGTTTTTGTTCCAGGTGGCCAAAGCGCATAAAATATCCCTCGAAAGCGTGCAGGACCTTGCAGGGTGGAATAACAAGATGTTCGCCAAGGCCGAATTGATGCCCCACCAAATTCGCATCACCAGAATCAAGTGCGAGCGGTTACAGGATATTTCGGACGAGGAGTGTTTACGGGAAGGGATCAGGCAATTTACGCCGAACTTTCCAAAAAATTTCCCCATACATCCAACCCACTTTGTAATAGGAGACATTTTAAAAGACACTCCCCGCGAAGCCTTCGCCGCGTTGATCGACAAGGTTTCCGATCGCGGAACATGGGACGGTAATCCGTGGGTAGAGGCACACGAATTCGATCTGTTGAAATAGCGAGAATCTCGCAAAATATCGAAAAAACTACATAGATATGAAGATGATTAAAGGAAGAACACATTGCTCAAATAGGGTTCGAACTATGTTTGGACGGCATTCGATTTACCGTCTCTCTTCATTCGCTCTCTTTTATGAAAGGCTTTCCTTATCGGCATTTGATGCGTTATCCGCCGAAAGCGGATATAATCATTCCGATGATATTACGAGCTATTTTCAACTACCTGGGCGATGAACTTGCCCGAAATTTCCGGAACCAAATCAATTCTTAAACATTACAGCAATGAACGACAACGAAGTGAAAACGGTACAGATGACCGCCGAGGAAGCGGCGCAGTACGCGGCATTCAAAGCCGAGCAGGAACGGAAGGCGGCAGCCGACAAGGCCCGGAAGGACCGCAAGGTTTACGGTCAGATGGTGGACGAGGAGATCGAACAGGCCCTCCCGATGCTCCGGGAGCTGAGCGGCGACATCCGCACGGTCAAGGAGCAGGTGCTTGACAATTTCCGGCAGATCCTCGACATGAAGGCCGACGTGCTGAAACGGACGAAGGACGGGCAGAAAAGCCACACGTTCACCAATTCGACGGGCGACAAGCGCATCACCATCGGACGGTGCGTCGTGGACGGCTGGCGCGATACGGTCGAGGACGGCATCGCCATCGTGAAGGAGGCCGTCATGGGTCTTATCAAGGACGACGAGACGAAGGCGATGATCAACCAGATCATGCGGCTTATTGCCCGCGATCAGAACGGGAACCTCAAGGCGAGCAAGGTGCTTCAGCTCGACACGCTGGCCGAGGAGCTGCACAACGAACGGCTCAACGAGGGTATCGCCATCATCAAGGAATCCTATATTCCGAACCTGTCGAAAACCTATATCCGCGCGGAATGGAAAGACGACAACGGCGTCTGGCGGTACGTCCCGCTGGGCATGACCGAGGCATAA